ATATTGAAATTAGGTCAACAGACAAAAAACCCGCATCAAATGCGGGTTATTTCCAATAGTACACAGATATTAACAGTACCAGCAGAATTGTAATCAGAATCTTCTCTAGGTATTTCATAACTTAACTCCATTACTAGATACATCCTTAGGCAAATTGTATTCTCTTTCATACTGAGAGTTTATACTACCGTTACGTTCAGGACCAGGATACTTGATATTACTTTCTACTTCTAATCCAAATGATCTAAGTATGTTTCTCTGATCAGCCTGGCTACCGCATCTATCAGTACATTCTCTAACAATCAACTCGGCGAACTTTTCACACTCAGGCATATCCCAATGACCAATACCAAAACTATCTGGAAGATATCCAGCCTCAATAGCTAGTTGTCTAATTCGTTCGTTCATACATATCCTACCTCTCTATCCCAAACTCTTTTAATATACAGTCAGACGGATCAAAGTCTTCACGCAACGCAATGTCAGAGCACTCCCTAACTATCGAGCTAGCAAACTTCTCAAGTCGAAACAACCTACTTCCATCAAGCTCATTATTCCCTAACGCTATCCCAGCATCAGAAGCATGCTCTCTTACCTTCCTTCTTAACCTAGTCTTCTTGTAGCCTGACTGCAGTGCCTCAATCTGACCATTCAATCGCTCTATCTCAAGCTCATATTCCTCCGCCGTCTTGCTCATATCTCTTCCTCTCAATCTCATACAACTCATGAGTTATCATTGTCTTAACTATCCGAGGATAGTGTTCTGGATCTGGCAAATCACCTTTCTCCATCAGATTAGTGATTGCCAGCTCAATATCCTCTTTACTTGGATCCATTACAACAACTCTTTCTCAACCACAACATACTCGTCCAACTCATTCAACTCTGCTTCCATCTTTGCATATTCAAACGCATCTGATTCTAACTTGAATACTCTTAACAAATACTCAACCTCTTCTACCATATTGACTACCGCAAATACTTTCATAGTCCCTTCTTCTGCTTCTCTGTCCTCTTTAAAGAACACTCTCTCTGCTAATGCTTTCATGATATATCTCCATTCTCAATTCCAAAATGCTTTCTGATTACTTCAGCCTCAACAGTCCTAACTTGATCACAACACTCTTCAATCAATGCCAAAGCAAAGAGTCGTCCAGGACCAGACCAAATAGGTGAGTTGTAGATGTTAAACCTAGTCCTGGCTGCAATCAGATTAAACATATCAGGATTGTCTGGTAAGAGAGCAGCATCATACGCTTCATTGAATTCCTTAAACTCACTCATACACCTTGCTCCATCACAGTTCTAAAGTCTGATGCATAAGGTTGGTGTTGCTTTAGCGATATGACAGGACGTCCAAATATTTCCCACTTTGCCACAGCTCCTGTATGCTTAACTGTTGATACATCAGCAACAAACCCTTCAATTGAATGGTACTTGACTCGATTGAAGTATGATCTATCTACTCGCTCAGCCTTCTCTACTTCCCACGACAAAAGGTTGTTGTTAACTTCCTTATACTGATCACAAATAATAAAAGTACCATCCTCTAAGCAGTCGAGTACTAGAAAGCATGGGATAAACCTCTCATGCCAGTGATCACCAGGTTGAGGATTATCAAATGCTGCCTGGTTCTTTTCTTCAAAGCTCATAACACATCCCCAATCTCTTCACGAAGTCTAGCCAATTCAAACAATGCTTGCTCAGATCTAATCTGCCTCTGACGTCCCTCTTCAATTAACATCTCCGAGTACTTAATAAAGTTATCATAACGAATATGCATGACACCATAACTCTCATCATAGATGATTCCGGCAGACTTCGCTATGCACTTGAAATTAATCATAACGGAAGTCTAACTATTAATCCAGGTGCACCCCACTTTGTTCCCTTTGTGGTCGTGATTGAGTAGCTATTGTAACCAGCCTTTGCTAACACGGTTCTAATGTCACCACATAGCTCAACTTCTTCCATATGATTAGAAGGTAGGTAGCACTTAACTGTACGACAAGATTTATATTTGTTAGTGAAAGCTCTCTTACCATGAAGCTTCATTGTACAACGAACTAACAACGTTGCTGGAATGATTTCACTTATTTGCATTATACACGCTCCTCATACTCTGAATCGAAGAAAGTCAAACCGGAATCGTCGTCTGCACGTGCATCATCAAACCCCTGCTCGCCAACCTCTTTTGCAATTAGATTAACATCATCGTAACTAAGGCCGTACATATCAGCGATCTGTCTAAACGACAACTGACCGCGAAGGATTGAGTCCTGCACATCGATGATGAGGTCTTTGAATTTACTCATTCTTTTCTCCTAAAATTGTTTCAGTAAGGCTATTATGCTCTAATACGGAAATTAGGTCAACAAATAAAAAACCCACATAGAATGTGGGTTTAGGCTGCTACGGGAAATACTACCACTGACCTAGCCGGGCAGTATCAACATCTTTACCATAGTACTTCAACACACGCTTCAATGCCTTGACCAACTTCTTATTAGCTTTCACATCCTCATCATGCATCCAACTCTCACCACGTGAGTGCATAGCAAGATCATGTTTAGTGTTAACATACACATCGTGCAGATTGTCTATTGTGATGCAGTCAGCAGTCTCCCAAGATATCATCAATCGTTTATCCATTACCATTTCTCCAATATCATACTAGCGTTACGTCCACCAAAACCAAAACTGTTCTTCATTGCATACTTAATATCTACATCAATTGCCTTTGTTGGTAATATTAAATTAGAACCACCAATAGGATCAACTAGATTAGCATTACCAGGACTCTTACCAGTCTCCATTGCTAATAGTGTGTAGATCGTTTCAATCAATCCACAAGCACTCATAGCATGACCAATCTGTCCTTTATTACTAACCACAACAACATCATGCTTAATTATCTTAGCAATGGCATTGTACTCTATTATATCACCAATTGGAGTACTTGTTGCATGAGCATTAACATAATCAATATGTGAAGGATCAAGATCAGCATTCTTACAAGCAGTAAGCATACATTGGTAAGCTCCTTCACCCTCTGGATCTGGACTTGTGTCACTATCAAAGTTGGTAACGATACCACAACCCTCAATAGTAGCATACACTTTAGCATTACGCTTCAATGCTTTAACAAGTGGTTCAATAATAATAGTAGCAGCACCTTCACCCATCACAAAACCATTACGAGATTTATCGAAAGGAGCACTGATACCTGTAGGACTTAAAGCTCCAAGTAAGTTGAACCAGTACATATCAAAAGCATCCGTTGTCCCATCTGTTGCACCAACAAGCATAGCATCTAAGTCTGGATTAGCTTTCAGATAAGCACATGCAGCATCGATTGACACAATACCAGTAGCGCAAGCACTGACCATTGAATAGTTTGGTCCATTGAAACCAAACACAGCAGCAACCTGCGCAGCAGTGTGCTCACCACCAATGTTAAGAGACTTACGAGGACTGTATTTCTTACCTTGATTAAAAGCTGCTAGCATGTCAGACTTTACATATGTACCAGCTGCAAATGAACTAAAGACAACTCCAACATTAACACTATCAATACCAGAATCATTCACAGCTTCATCGGCTGATATCAAACCTATTCTAGTAACAGGATCCCAATGTCTCCAATACTTTTCAAACTTAGGTTTATTTTCTGATTCTTCAGGTTGAGGACACTTACCAACTAAAGTGGTAGGTACTGCTTTGTGCGATTGAGGAAATAGCTGATCATCATACTCTGGCCAGCTGATTGGAACAATAGCACTCTTGCCTTCTAACAAAGCATAGAAACTAGTCACGGCATCTTTACCAAGACCATTATATAATCCAATACCTGTAATAGCAAAATGCATTAGTTCTCTTTTCTTTTCTTATACCAAGCTCGTAACGGTTTGACAACACGATAGTAGGTCCAGTCACCAATTATCCATAGTACTATGAACCCAATGAACAAGGCAACAGTTCCTAAGAACTCAAACATTGGTCTCCAGAACCAAATAGCAAATGCATCACTCATTATCTCATTACCTTTCTATAACAACGGCATGCCTCTCCGTATGTATGTCCAGCAACTTCAATGACATCACCAATACAAGACTCTCCATCGTCAAGCACTATCAGCTCAACAATCTCATAGAGTCTTGTCTTAACGGTGTACCTGATTGTAGGCACGATAGTCACAGCTCACCTCTAGCAAACAAAGCAAGGATAGACAATCCTAGACCAGGAATAACGCCAAACGAATAAACACATAAAGCAAAACCGGTACACAAAAGAAAGATGTCGAAAAGACGAGTAGGCAAAGTTGAAGGCTCACTGTAGACTGATTCGAATTCATATTCTCTCTCATTATTAATTTGTCGTTTACGCCAAAGACTGCTCATTAAAACTTCTCCTTGAAGATCTTCTCTACTGTACGAATGCCAAGATTAGCAACGCCCATAGCAAGACCAGTAACATAGAAAGCAAAGAACATAGAAATACTAACTAAAACAAAACCTACACATAAAAAAGTCAACATATCACACCTCCACATTATCTAAAGTTAAACGAGTTGCAGGATTTATTATCCCACCATCATACTCCAACTGAGATTTTTCATAATCGGTCAGGTAATTATCTTCCACTAAGCCCCAAGAGATAATGAATTCTTCACTATAGTCAGAGAAGCTCTCAATCTTATACGACATACGCTTCACAATTGCTTCTACATCTGCACGATCATTAAGGGACTCGGCAATCCCGTTCAAGTCAACCAGGTAGTCATCACCACCTTTGTTCTTCCAATACTGAGGACAGCTGCCCTTACCATCCCAGCTGTGTGCACCGTAGTTCTCGCGATACTGAGTCTGAATGTGTAATAACATAGTCGTCTCCAATTAATTAACCAATAAGAACATCATCAAGTAAAAAGGAAATTAAGTCAACTACTTAATCTTACGACGTGTTGGCATTGCGAACATAGAGTCATCTGGAATACCACGTTTTGCTAATGCACCAAGCAAAGCATATGAACCACCAAATGCCAAGTAAGGATTACGCTTTACTTTCTTTTCAGGATATACATTGACAGTATATCCTTCTGGAGTTACATAAGAGCTAATTGGTTTCATTGCTTTTCTCCATAAAAAGATGCATCGTTGTCATATGATTGTTCAGAGTATTGCAACTGCTGATATCCAGCCATGAAGTCGTCTATGTAATCATCATAGATGAGTTCAATGTAAGATTCCTTAGCTTCGTGCGCAAGGATCTGGCACGATGTATTTGCTCGATCAATCATGTTTTCTCCTTAATTAACCATTAAGAACATCATATAGCAAAAAGGAATTTAGGTCAACAATTTGTTCAACCGCATATTTAGTGGTGAAATGGACACTTTTTCTGTTGCTTTTCTTTTAACTTAGATACTTTCTTGTAGCTACTAAAGAAGAACGGACTCATACTCACCTCACGATCGTGAAACTCTGCCCGTGAGATATAATGACACTTCACTTCAATGTTCCTGTCTGTAAGAGGGACTATCTGAACGATGGGAGTACCTGCACTCAGAGACACGTTATGGTCCAGTCCTTTTCTAATCATTAAGTTAATATTTGATCTGATTGCATGATTGAATTTTACAATACCAGGAACAGTATGTATATCCATTGTCTCTGTATTCCATGTAGGACTAACATATAACCATTCAATATCATGACTACATTCAAATAACCATGGTGATGTTAGCTTAATACTATGAACATCCATAGTATGTACAACTGATCCTATTGCATCCGGGTGGTTGTAATCGATTGATGAATGTTGATCGGCAAACTGATATTTGTAATCATCTCTATTACTTTGTATCTCGAGATCACTCCACAAAGGAACCATTACTCCCTTCTTATATAAATCTATAAACCCTGGACAGGTTTTTATTGTAGGAGCGTCATGGAAATTATCACCATACCTATATGCCTTGGGAACCTTTTTCCACCATTCAGGAATAAAGTTCTTAGTATAATTAATACTGAATAAATCATAAGCACTCTTGTTTGATGTATAGCAGTTAAGTACAACTTTCTTTTTGAATAGTTTATTCCACATCGAACCAAATGTCCTTTCCATGTACTCGATCACGGTACTGTTCTTCATACTCTATTGGAGGAAGTGGAGGCTCCATATCCTCTAGTGTAGGCATTACAACTGTTACATCTGTTTGATATTGACGAGCTGATCTTGCAATGTGGGAAAGCTTCCACTTATGCTCCTCTGCATCATCAGTCTTATGATATGCCGCAACGGCAATTGATTTGTTTAGTTTGTCCTCATCAGAATGATCTCGGACGTTAGCACAACTATAGCTACAGTAAATGCCTCGCTTGATATGTTTAGTACCACAGCGAGGACATTCCTTCTCTTCTCTAACTTTCTTCTTGCGTCCCATTGGCAAAGTACTCGTTGGCTTTTGATTTCGCTTCGGCTAAGTTGAGAGCCAACACTTTAACTGATGCAATACCTTCCTTGTTGATCTTCAAGTCAAATGGAACAGTGCCATAGAAGGCAAAGTCATCTGGAACCTGAACAACTACATTGAACTCTTGCAATTGTTTTACTCTGTTCATAATATCTCTTACTTCTTTCATATTCACTCCTCACTTAGAAAATTGCTTTGAGGTTATCGATAAAGATTCTCCAAGCAGAACTCCAACTCCAGGCATTACTACCAGCTAACACATTCTTACGATCTAATTCCAGGCACTTATCAATAGCCAGTTTGAGATTTTCATCCATATAACCAGTGATACCCGGATCAATGACATCTAGTGGTCCGTGACAAGGATAAGCAGCAACAGGAGTACCACATGCCATAGCTTCTATCATCACTATTCCAAACGTCTCCCATCGACTAGGAAACACAAACACATCAGCTTGTGCATAGTAACTAGCTAGCTCGTGACCTGTCTTATATCCTGGAAATATTACAGAAGGATACTTAGACTCAAGCTCTTCTCGATAAGGACCATCTCCCACTAATATCTTTGTTGCATTGGGATAATCCAACTCACAAAATGCTTCTAGGTTCTTTTCTTTGCTTAATCGACTAACACAAAGAAGTATGGTACGTTGAGAAGTAATTGGTTGAGGATGAAATATCTTTCTATCAACACCTCTAGTCCATGGAATTACTTTAGAGAAACCATGATCTTCTAACTCTTTAACCATACTCGAAGTTGTAGTTAGTACTCTTCCACTGTGCTTATGAAACCATCTAACATACCACCATGTCCATGATTCTGGAATACCAACTATCTTTTTTAGACCTTCAGGTAGTTTAGTATGATAAGCAGTATTGTAGCTAATCCGCTTGATGTCAAGATAAAGTCGAGCAGCAAGACCAATAGGACCTTCCGTGGCGATGTGGATATAATCCGCATCCATCTCTTGAATCTTTTTGCCGATGCGCCACGGGATGGCAAACTTAATTTCAGGGTAGCCAGGAGCACCAAAAGATATGAACTGCCTGGGATCAAGGTATACAACACGATAGCCGTCCAGAACTGCACATGCCTCAATATTCTTGTAGGTCGTAACAACGCCATTGATTTGATCCGGTAAGTTGTCTGTAATGATTAGAATTGTTTCTTTACGCATTGTGCAGTCACTTTAAATGAATCAAATTTCAATTTGTATGTTAATGTGTGTAGTGCGTTCTCACAACTCTGTTGATCCGGGAACTCCAGTGTTACTTTTCCTGGTACGTCTTTTGGATCCGTTAGACTTACTGCTAGTATTACCATCAACCACATCATCCGCCTCCTTGGTCCATGTTACTATCTCCCAACGACCATCATGATGTTCTACTAACGCTGTCATACTTTCAACCCAGTCACCGTCATTCATGTATACTACACCGTTGATTTCTTTTATCTCTGCGTGATGAATGTGACCACATATCACTCCATCAAAGCCGCGCTTTCTACAATAGCCAACAAGATTACGCTCAAACTGAAACATAAAATCCACAGCTTTCTTAACTTTATGCTTAAGAAACCTAGATAGACTCCAATAACCAAAGCCCATGCGATGGCGTAACCAATTATACTTGCTGTTAAGACTGAGAACAAAGTCATAAGCTCTATCTCCTAAGAAGCTTAGCCAAGGGGCTAGTCGTGTTATACCGTCAAAGAGATCACCATGAACAACCAAGTAGTGCTTACCATCCGCTCCAATATGTTCTGTTTGATTAACAACTTCAATCAATCCAAAACCAATACCATATGGTATGAGAGGACGTAAAAACTCATCATGATTACCTGCAACGTATACAACACGAGTACCACGCTTAGCATGACCCATAATACGTCTTACAACATTAGTATGTGACTGTTTCCACTTCCAACGATTCTGTTGGATCTTCCACGCATCAATTATATCACCAACAAGATACAACGTATAGCAGGTATGATGTTTTAGAAAATTGTTTAATGCTTCCGCCTTACAATCTCTGGTACCCAGATGAACATCACTAATAAAAATACTGCGATACGTTTTTTCCATTTACTCTCCGGCTTTAAGCATCCCTAACACTTCTATATAGGACTCCTTAACAACCTCGCATCCACCTCCAACCATGTACACAACTGTTAGTGAGTCATTAAATTCACTTTCAGACTCTGTAACGTGAGTGATGGTATCTCTATTGAAAGTAAGGGATTTATTATATCGATCAGATAATGTTATCCATCTCATTCGTTTCTCCAATAAAAAAGGCCCGACCGAAGTCGGGCCAACAAATTAACGCTTGAATACTCGTGAGACATAGTAGTATGCATTAGCATACGTAATCTCTAACTCTTTAGAGATCAAACCAGCAATCTCACCATTAGCTTTATCTTTGTTAGCATCAAAGATAGCTTTGGCTTTGCCTTTCTTGTCGTTAGTCTTAGCTGGCTTAGCCTTAGACTTAAACGAAGTGGTAGTAGGACCACTCTCAGATTCAGCGAACACATAAGGCATGTCCGTCTTGATCTTAGCTAACTTGGCGTCAGCAGTCATTGATGCAGATGATGCATCATAGCTATCTTGCTTGATAGCTTGTTCAACAAGAGCCTTAGCAAGTACTCGAGCTGAAGCGAGGTCATACTGATCAGAACCACCTAGATCAGAGATGATAGAGTTAGCATAGCCAAGAGGATCAGCTGATAAACCAATATCCTCTCCAACTTGCTGAATTGCTCTTACAACAGAGTCAGTCTTGATACCATAAGTCGAAAGGACTTCTTTTGCATTAATAGTTGCAGTCATGTGTTTCTCCATAATTTAGTTAACAAATCAAATTACTACATTGACCATCTTAAACAATAACGGAAATTAAGTCAACAGCTACATTTCATGCGGCTTTTCAGCGATACAATACTAAATTAAGAAGGATAGTTGGAAGCATTTTAGCCGCATTCTTCATAAAATCACGATCGTTATCGTAATTATCGGGCTCTTCCTTTGGATTTTGTTTGGTTGTACGAATCACAGTTCGTTCAACAATAACGTCTTCCATTATGACAGTGCTCTTGGTTTCCTTGTGATCAACTTTTTCTTTGTCACCAGCCCAAACACTAATAGGTATCAAAAATACGAGTAGTCTCAGATATGAAGTCATTTGGATCTTTCACAAAAACTTGGGGTTGATCATTATCAACCGCAATCATAATAACAATCTGCTCAATATCAATATCATATCTTTCTTTGACCATTATAGAATAGGCAGTCGATTGAATGAAATAGTTATTGATCCACTTTTCCTGTTTAGCTTTGTTTGCAGTCTTATAGTCAAGTATGGTTGGTTTACCATTGTACAAACAAATCAAATCAGAAGTACCCGCTGCTCTCAATCTATCTGAGTACAACGGATATTCGATACCATACACTTCTTGAACATTTAAGTCAACAATTGGTTGTAAATCCAGGAATAATGCGGTTGTTGTTGGCATTTTGTTCAAAGCAAAGTCTTCAACATTGCCAACATAGTCTTCCATCATGTTGTGAAGCTTGGTTCCTCTTGTGGATGCTTTGGTTGATATACGGTTAGCTTCCTCGTGACCGACCTTCTCTCTCCACTTAGCTATACCTTCCTTAGATAGTTCAGAAAGAACAGTAGTAACAGATCTATATGCATCACCGTTAGGAGTTACATAATATCGTTTACCATCTATTTCTTTTCTTGGAATTTCTATCTTAGGAAGGGGCTTATGCTCGAAGTATTTTGTTCTCAAAATTATTTGCCAAAGTGTTTGTTGAAGACTTGATCAGTCTGAGCTTGCTTAATAGATTTAGTTGCGTGACGATCTGATAGCTGACTATTAGGATGAGCATCAGATATCTTTGAGAGTACTTCTTTGAATCCACTATCAGTTTTGATACCACCTACACCACTAACAGTGGCAGGAACATCACCGACATCAAAGTATCGATCTACATTAGGATTACCAACCAAGTAAGACTCGTAATCGGATATACGAAGACTCACTTCATATATCTCATCCTTGACTCTATCTCTAAATTTATAAATGGGCATTACTTGGCTGTCCAGGTAGTCTTCTTAGCTGGTGCTTTCTTAGCAACTTTCTTAGCTGGAGCTTTCTTTGGTGGTGGCGGCTCTTTTGATTGTTCTAGTACTGGATCTTTCTTCACGACAGCCTTCTTTGGAGGACTAGAGTGTCTCTTATTCCAAACCCAGTTAGTGAGGTCGAGGAGTGCACCTTCAACCCATGCCATAAAACTACTATGCCAAAACCAATTATCTTTCATCTTGATACTCCTCTTCTCTCTGATTATCTAGTTCATCATAGAACTGTTCATATCTTTTATTTTTAAGTGCTCTGTCTATTGTTCTAACAGATCGATCAGTGACTTCTTTCTTGATTGCCTTCGCAACATGGTGTTGTTTCTCATCAAGTGAACGAAACTGTTTATTCGTCTTACCCATTTTAACCCTCTAGTAGTCCAGGATATATTTCATCAACAAACTTCTTGGTGATACCTTTATAAGGTACTTTCTTATCTTTTACTGCAGCGATAAGCTCTGCATCTTCCTTATCCAAATTCTCTAGTAATTGAATAAACAGATACTCTCTTCGTGTTGGCTTCAGGTTATCATTACCACCCTCGATGAATAGATATAACTTACGAAGCTCACTATACAGTACACTTTGTAAGTCTGGTAACTCATTTGGTTTATATGGAGGAGCACCTTCAGGTAGCAAGAACTTTACCTTAGGATCAAAGGCATACTTTAACAGAGCTCTGAGTGCTGGTGAGTCGTTTCTTCGAATCCACTCTATCTTGTCAGCCTTCTTCTCTATTTCAGAAGCCTTTTTAAGTATTTCAGCTAATCCGAGTTTCATTTCAATTTCCTATATGAAGTCATTAATATTCTCGATCAATGATTTAAGTTTATGTTTCTGTAAATAACCAAGTATATCAACATTCTTCTTGGTACTTGTCTGAGCTGTATATTCATCACCTATTCTATGTTTGATATCCAAAGGAATCTCAAACAAATCAATCAGCTTCTTGTTCCTATCTATACCATCCTTGAGCTCAGGAACTTCTCTTAACTGGTCCCAGCTCATATCTAACCATATATCCAACTTATTACTACGGACCGGTTTCTGTTTAATTCCATCTACAAAGCTATTGTCAGGAGATAGAGCATTAGGAACACCATCACCAGAGTCACCTCTAATCACAAGCTCTTTAAGGTATCTAGCTGGATTCTCAACCTGGACGTTTCGTTTTCGGATAGGATCAAATTGAATGATATTATCTCTATGTAGTTGAATAAAGTCTTTATCAGCAGATAGTATTATAATATCCTCTGGAATGAATGCACACAGAGTAGCAATGATATCATCAGCTTCACAGTTCTCTACTTGGATAACAGTATAGGGTAAGTTATCTTTAACCTCTTGTCGAATCTTATTCAAGACCTCGAACATACCAGCCCAATCAATATCACTCTCTTCTCTACTTTTCTTACGTCCAGCTTTATAGTAAGGGAAGATCTGCTTGCGCCAGTAGTTCTTATCATCACATGCGATAACCATCTGACCGTATATTCTTCCAAACTTCTGTTTGTATAAACGAAGAGAGTTGAGGATCATATGTCTAACAAGATCCTCTTCTACTACTAGGTCAGTGTGGTTACCCACTTGCGCCATCAGGTTAGAAATACAAACCTGATTGAAGTCTACGATTATCATTTTGGTTGGTAGTCAATTCTTCTGTGCTCTTTGAGCATTGATGTGAGAAGTCCGATCCACTGCTGTTTTCTATTTTGCCATCCATAGAAAGCGTCAATGTATGCTTTTTGAGCATTCAGAGTACTCTGTGAATCTTCATGATTATACAATTGAATAGCGTTTCGAGTCAACTCATAAAATAACTTACTATGATCTCTCTGATTCTCCTGCCATTGATACATCCAGGTCCAGTTAGATGCAGTTTCATACAAAGCAGCATAGTTAGGATGTATACAGAACAAACCAGCTGACATAGCTTCTATCATACTGATACATGATGTCTCTTGCCAGATATTTGGATAAGCGTAGATGTGTGCTTGTTGAAGTGCAGACCTAATATCTGCATTAGAGACCGTACCGTGATAGTTAATCTTTGGATGTTGCTTGCATAGATCAAATAACTCTTTGTAGGGTTCATCTCTTTGCTCCCATCCATAGATCTTGAAACTAGAGTATACATCTAGCTCAATGTTATCAAACTCTTTGGATAGTTGATCAAAAACAGGTACAAGTATATTCAGACCACGATGAGGAGTGGTGTGGTATATTAACTTGATCTTATCTTTGGATTTCTCTACAGCTGGAATAGGTTCAATAGCATTGTGCAGTACAACACACTTGTGCCATGGAAGTCCGTAGTGTTTTTGGTATGCTTGCATTTGCCAATTAGAGACAAATACAAGTTTATCGAATCGATTCCATCCACCTTGTCTCAGATGTTCTGACTCAGGATCACCTGGTAAGTCATGTAACCAGTAGATCTTGATTTTAGTATCATCAACTTCTCTAACTCTCGAAGGAATGATTTGGAAATAGTCAAGTAGATCTTTAGGAACGTTGTTATGTAACGATTCCAACATCAACTCTGTGCCACCTTTGGCATTCACTGATAACTCATTAGTTTCCATTATTCATCACCACTTACATTCTTAGATTGTTTTGATGATTCGCGTTTAGCTTTCTCAAAGGCAAGCTGAGCACTAATCATCATGTTCTTAACTAACCCACGTCTATCTTTATCACAGGTAGCAAGTATACGCTTAGTTTCTTTCTTCATATTGAAAGAGTTTGTTGCTTTCATTATTTATTCTCCATTTTCTGTAAATAATTCCAAGTATCTTTCCAGTTCTTCACTTTCACTGTGGTCGCCTTACTCTGTTTCATGTGTATATATGCTTCCTTTAAAGCTATACCCAGAGGGAAATCATTACCTCCATATTCCATCTGATCTCCAAAGAAGTGAACATGAACAAATGGTTCTGTGAAGTATTGTGCTATCTGGCCTTTGTCCTTACCAGGTTCCATAATATCAATACCAGTCTCACCAGCTACCTGAGCAACAGCAATATCACCAAACTTAGTATTAAACGCCTCTGCTATCTTTTTACGCTCTTTATATTGACGGTCAAATTCTACGTATTTTTTACGCTGTTCCTTGTCAGCAGCTCGACCTACAACACTAAAGTTAACAAGACCTATACGATTCTCTATATGACGACTTGATTTACCAACAAAGAGGCTCTTAAATAGTTGCTCATTTAACCACTGAATTTGAGGGTCTTTAAGTGTCCATTTACTAGAATACTTCAGGATTCCTTTTGAATAAATAGCATTGCCAGCGCAGGAAAACACTGCGTTGACCGATTCTAATATATCATTTCCCATCTGTTCTTGGGTTTTAGGATAATCACTACCAGAAGCAAGGTATACTTCTTTTCTACCTTGTTTAATCCACTGCTTAAACCATTCACGGAAAACAGGATCAATAGGTTCTCTGCTGTCTGTAAGAGTACCATCAACGTCGAAGATGTAAACTTTTTTCATATATTAGATAAATACTAGTAGTAACTTTAAAAAGGTAGGATATGTTATACCATACTCCTGTAATGCCAACTATAGATGATTT